CAAGAGGAGCGTGATCAGTTTGAGAGCGTCGAACGTACCCGCGAACGTGATACCCATGTCCGCGCAATTACAGCTATTAACGTTGCCGAGATAAACCAGACAGGTAATCTGATCGGCAAGAAGATGGACACGAAAAGACTTGAATCCGAAGCTGATGACGCAGAGCGCGAATCAATGGCTTCTTAGACCCGTGCTGAAAGTGGGGAATCAGCATGTGTACAACCCATCTACCAATGGATTCATTGGGCGTAATTAAGGAAATTACATGACAGCGACAGTAGTGACAAGTGAGAATCTAGCCGAATTTAATGCGCAACGTATGGGCTTTACTGCTCCGGTTGAGGCTGTTGAAAAGACAGAGCCAATCGTAGAGCAAACCGTTACCGATGTTGAAGCAAAAGAGGACGCGAAACAACCGGAAGAACAGAAAGAGGAAACGCAAGAAGACCCTAAAAAGGTCAATCCTAAGCTGGAAAAGCGGTTTTCTGAGCTAACTAAACAGCGCGAAGATGCACGTCGAGAGACACAGCAAATACGTGATGAGAAGGCGGCTCTTGAAACTCGTTTGAAAGCCCTTGAAGAGCAGGCCAAGCCTCCTGAAAAGAAGGTAGACCCTGAAGCAAAACCAGTTCCTGCACAGTTTACAGATGCGTTTGAGTACGCTGAAGCACTGGCAGATTGGAGTGCTGAAAATGCTCTGAAGAATCGGGATAAAGCAGAGGCTGAAAAGAAGCAGATCGCTGAACGCCAGAAAGTCCTGAGTGATTGGGAAAAACGGCAAACAGATACCCGAAGCGAATATGAGGATTACGCAGAAGTAATTGAATCAAGCACTGTTGCAGTGAGTGACCAAGTACGCGATGCGATTATCGAGAGTGACATAGGACCAAAAATCCTATATTACCTTGCAAAGAATCCTGATTTTGCTGAGAGTTTGCAGTCTAAGTCGGTTATATCTGCCATGCGTGAAATCGGAAAACTGGAGGCCAAACTGTCTGGCGAAAAGACTCCAGAACCTGCGAAACCTGTTGTCAAACCAAGTAGCGCACCAGCACCAATTAGCCCTATCCGTGGCGCAAAGGCTGTTGAATCACCCATCGGCAGCGATGGTGAGTTTCATGGCTCTTATGCACAGTGGAAAGAGTCCCGACGTGCTGGTCGAATCAAGTAATCAAATTAAGGAAAAATCATGAGCAATACGTTGCTAACAATCAGCAAGATCACTAACGAAGCGTTGATGGTCTTGGAGAACTCCCTTGTCATTGGTGACTCCGTCAACCGTGACTACGACGATCAATTCGCTGTTGCAGGCGCAAAGATCGGTTCTGTGGTGAATGTGCGCCGTCCGGCCCGTTTCATCGGTACAACCGGCCCTGCGCTGGCGATTGAGGACTTTAACGAGTCGTCTGTCCCGGTTGCACTGACTACGCAATTCCACGTCGATACGAGTTTCACGACTCAAGACTTGGCGCTGTCGATGGATCTGTTCTCGGACCGTGTTCTGAAGCCGATGATGTCCGCTATCTCTAACAAGATTGATCGTGACTTGGCTGTAATGGCAAAGAACAATACGGCCAATATCGTTGGTGTCGCTGGCACTCCTCCGAGCGGCTTGCTAACCTATCTGACTGCTGGAGCTTACCTGGACGCGGAAGGCGCACCTCGTGACGGAAATCGCACAATGATCATTGAACCGTTTACATCGTCTGTGATCGTGGACTCCCTGAAAGGTTTATTCACTCCGTCGCAAGCGATTGACAAGCAATGGAAACGCGGTTTGATGGGTTCTGACTCGGGTGGTATGGACTGGAAGATGGACCAGAATATCGCTTCTCAGACGTTCGGCGCGTGGGCTACTACCGTTGGCACACTGACTGCGAATACTTCGGTTAACGCTGGTTTTGTGACCTCTGGATGGGCATCTACATCGACCATCACTCTGACCAACTCGCAGACAATCGCGCTCAATCAGGGCGATGTGATCCAAATCGCAGGCGTGTACGGTGTAAATCCGCAGAATCGTCAATCCTACGGCAAGCTGCGTAACTTTGTCGTGACTGCTGCTGCCGGCGCTGCTGGTGGTACTTTCTCGGTGACTGTAAGTCCAGCAATCATCACTGCTGGCCAATTCCAGAATGTGACCATCACGACTGCTTCGGCTACTGCAACTGTGACACCGTTCAGTATCGGTGCGACTACTGCGGCCGCAGTTACTTCGCCTCAGAACTTGCTGTTCCACAAGAACGCATTCACCCTTGCGACTGCTGATCTTGAACTGCCTGAAGGTGTGCATTTCGCTGGTCGTGCATCTGACAAGGGCGCTGGTTTGTCGATTCGTATCGTTCGCCAGTACACGATCAACAACGATGCGCTCCCATGCCGTGCTGATGTGCTGTACGGTGTAGCACCGCTCTACCCCGAGTTGGCTTGCCGCGTTGCCGCTTGATCAACAACAAACTAAGGAACAATCATGTCTAATCCTGGACCAGCAACCACAGTAACTGCTAATCAGCAGTCCCTAACGAGCCAACAAGCATTGCGCTTGATTGGTGTACTTAAAGGCGTATCCCTAGCAGCCGCTGGCGATACTGCTTTCAACATTCTTGGCGGTACTCAGAACTGGTTGCCAGTCTCGATCATCACCAGCAATATGATCAACACCGCAACGGGTGCAACAATCGATGCTCACTTGTCTACCCTGGGCGTTTACACCGCTCCGGCTGCAGGTGGTACGACTGTACTCACAACGGCTGCTCTGACATCGCAAACGGGTAGCACTTACGTCAAGGTACAGGCTGCAACAAATGCGACAACTGCTATCGTATCCGCTGGTACTTTGCTATATGCGAACGTTGTCACGACGACTGCTTCTGCACAGTGTGATCTGTTCGTTTACGGTTACGATTTGTCGTAAAACATAAGGGGCTTCGGCCCCTTTTTTAAGGAGCATTAAATGGCTGGAAACACTAAAGCGATGGGCGTTGCCTATCGTGATCAACTGATCGCCGGGACGACGACAAACGACAATGCACTAGCTGGCGATGTGGGTGAGTACATCGTTTCTACAGTGGCCTCAGGCTCTGCGGTTTCGATCACAACTGGCACACCGACAAACATCACCTCGATTGCGCTTACGCCGGGTGATTGGGACTTGGATGCAGTGATTGATTTTCTCCCCGCTGCGTCAACATCGATTACCAATTATCAGGCAGCATACTCGCTGACATCTGCAACGCTATCGACGCAGCCAGGTGGCTCTGGACTTGGCCCTGATCCGCTGCTTGTTGTCAATCAGGCTGCAATGGTACCGGCTGCAGTGTTTGGATGCGCTCCTGCAACTGTGCGTCTGACGATCTCTGCGAACACAACGGTTTATCTGGTTGCGCAATCGACGTTCTCTGTTAGTACGCTGACTGGTTATGGTACGTTACGCGCTCGGCGAGCACGGTAATCATGTTAGACGTTATCGTTTACAAGGCCGTAGGGCCAACTGTAGCGCTATCCGTAGGAGCAACGGCACACGCTGGCGTGCTGATTGTTCCCTATGGCAATGAGCAGGTCACGCTTCTTTCTCTGCTTAACACTGGAGCAACGGTGCTTGCGGTAGACATCGATGTGGCATCTGATTCAGACGTTGCAATTCCGGGCGATGGTGCGAGTGCTGATTACTGGATTCTTCCGGCAAACATGACGCAACCGATAGTCATTTCAATCCCTGTTTGTTCCGCTGGTCAACCCGTATACATCATGGCGATTGGATCAGCTGCTGGGCCTGGGTTGCTTTATGCAAGGCCAGTAGCTTCACTGTAGGAGTAAATATGAACTATGGTCCAGCGGTCACGATATCACCGAATAGCCAAGCATTATTTGTTGATCCAAGCCAGGAAACTGCGAACTACGTCACTTCCACAACCAATCCTCTCACCGGGGGGATTGATTTATCCGCGAACGGTGTAGTGAAAATCGCCAACGGGAATTCAATCGTTCTGTTTGGCGACTCGGAAACCGAACTGAACAAGGACATCGGCAGCGCCACATACGCATCGCTCACGCAGACGGGGGGTGTAGCGACCCTCGTCGGCTTGTCTTCGCAGACCGGGCAGAAGATTCGCATTTATCGTGTCGATCCAACCACGGACTACT